TTCAAGTCCCCCGCGTGGCACAAAATCACAATTTCATGCCTTGAACACCCCAACGTAACGTCCGGTAAAGAGATCATCCCCGGCATGGTAACGAAAGAGTGGGTGGAGGACAAAGAGAAACGGTGGGGCAAAGATTCCCCGCTTTACGTGTCCCGCGTCCTTGGAGAATTCCCAGAGGGCGCCGGGGATTCGCTTATCCCCATATCCTGGGTGGACCGCGCGAAAACGAACGTGTTGGCCGGAACCGAAGGCCTCCCGGTCGAAGCGGGCTTGGACATCGCAGACGGCGGGGGAGATGAGAGCGTTTTCACAGCCAAACGCGGGGGCAAAGTTTTGACACAGGTGTTTTGGTCGAACCTCGACACCATGGGCACGTGTGGGAAGGCAGTCCAACTATGCAATGAGTGGGGCGTCACGCTTTTGAAGACGGACCCGATCGGTATCGGTGCGGGCGTGACGGCGCGGCTAAAAGAGTTGGCCGATGAAGGTGTTCTAAAGGCCACCGTCTACGGCGTAAATTTTGCAGAGAAGGCCAACAATACGGACATGTTCGCCATCAAGAGAGACGAGGTTCTCTACGGGTTGGCCGATCGATTCAAGGATGGGGAGATCGACCTTTCCGCCATTCAGGACAGCGAAGAGCTTTTCAGCCAGCTTGTATCAATAAAAAAAGACAAGCCGACCAGCAAGGGACAACTGAAGGTATTTAAAAAAGACCACTCCAACAGCCCGGATAGGGCGGATTCCCTTGCTTTGGCTTTTGCGGTGATGGGCGAAACAAACGTCTCGGTGTATGTGGAGAACGAATAAATGAAAATCAAAAAGAAAGAATTCCCATTTCTTAAAGTCGAAGCCGAGACCGCGGGCGCCTACGGAGATTTTGGTGTCCCGACACCGGAGCCGTACAAGGACGACATCGACGCTTTTGGCATTCACACATGGGTATACGCGTGCGCGAACCTGATAGCAAACGCTTTCTCCTCCATCGAGTTTATCCCTTACAAACAGGGGAAAGGTGACGCGTGGGAGCCGAACGAAGCCCACCCATTCTTTAAACTCATGAAGACCCCGAACCAGAGCATGTCCGCGGTGGAGTTCCGCCGTGTCATCTCGCTTTCGTCGAAGCTAACCGGGAACGCCTACATTAATTGTGAGCCCGACGGCAGAAGGCCAATCGAACTTTGGCCCCTACAGCCGGACAAGGTGACGGTGAAGACTGACGCCACAAGGTTCATTGCCGGGTATGCCTACAACGCGAACGGAAACATTCAGAGCATCGCGGCGGAAAAGATTATCCACATCCGAGAGGCGACTCCCGCACACCTCCAATACGGGATGGGCTCACTTTCGGCGGCACGTAACGCGGTAACGTCGGACCTCTTGGCCGATGCGTGGAACCGCTATTTCTTCGCAAACAGCGCAAGGCCAGATGCTCTGCTTCAATCCGATACGCCAATTTCCTCAGAGACGCAAAAGAAGGTTGTCGAACAGTGGAAGAAGACGAACGGCGGGCCGAAGAACAACGGGAAAATTGCCGTCTTGTCTGGCCTGAAATACGTCGAAATCAACCGGATGCACAAGGACATGGAATTTGTGAACCTCCGCAAGATGCTCCGGGAAGAGATCCTGGCCGCGTTTGGCGTCCCCCAGTCGATGGTTGGAATCCTTGACCAGGCCAATTACTCGAACATGAAAGAGCAAACGAAGGTTTTCTGGACTCAAACCATGATTCCGGAGATCCGCAAATTTGAATCCGCCATGACGCTCCGGGCCGCACAGATCACGGGGGACGACAAGACGATCATCCAGGCCGATCTTTCGAAGGTCGAGGCGTTGAGGGAAGACGAGGCGGCGAAGGCGGCGACGGCGCAAATTTACGTCAACATGGGCGTCCCGCTTGGGCAAGTCGTCGAGGCCCTTGACCTTCCTTTTGAGATTGAGGCAGAGGACGCGACGCCAGCCGGGGGATCATCGGATGGAACCCCTGGACAAGAAGATCCTAAGGACCCGGCCGCGAAATCTAAAAGTTTACAGAACGACACGCCAAGAGACATCGAATGGAAGAAGTTTGACCGACACGTGGCGGAGATCGAGACGGCCATGGAATCGAGCCTTCGAGCGTTCTTTAAGTCACAGGCGCGGCGGGTTCTCTCGAAGTTTTCCGAAGTGGCCGACAAGATTGTTCCGTCAAACGGTAAGAACATAAAAACGGACGAGGACAAGATCACCTACTTCTTTGATTTCGACAAAGAGAAGAACCTATTCGGGCGCGTCACTGAAAAGTGGATCAAGCGCGGGTATTTCCAGGCCGCAAAACGAATGGCGGAAAAGATCGGCGGGGCAAGCGGGGGCGTGAATTTCAACGTTGACGAGCGGGCCGCCGGGGCTTGGATTCAACGGAAGGTATTGAAGCTCCAACAGGAGGCCACCAAATTTACCCATGAGAGCCTTTCCGACGCGGTGGTGGAGGGAGTCCGGGACGCGACAGCCGAGGGTCTTTCCCAGTCCGAGACAATTGCACAGATAGAAGACCGGATAACGGAGTTTTTCGACTTCTCCGCAACTGGGAGGGCGGAGAGGATTGCAAGGACAGAGGTCATAGGTGCGTCTAACGCGGCTGGACTGGACACCATGAAACAGTTGGGGGCGGTCGGAAAGACATGGTTGACGAGCCGGGATACTCGGGTGCGTGAGATTCACGCGGAGATGGAAGGGCAGGAAGTGAGCATTGACCAACCATTTTTGACGAAAGAAGGGGAGACGCTCATGTATCCCGGCGACCAATCCGCGGGGCCGGGGGCAGTCATCAATTGCCGATGTACGCTCCTCCCGGTAACGGAGAAATAAATGCGTGAGACTTTCGCCAAATTCTTGATTAAGACAGCAAGGTGCCTTTCCCCGGCGACATGGGCGAAAGAGGTCACCGCGTCAACCAATACGGTTTCCGTGTTGGTGACGATGGCATACCTGGACAAAATGGGATTCGACCATTGCGCAGAGTGTGCGCAGACTCAAGGGCTTTTCAACATCGCAGGGCGGGCGTATTGCCACCGCCACAAGCCGCTAACGAACGCGACGGTTTGGGCGATTAAATGAAGGGGGACACGATGGACAAGAAAGCAAAACTCGCCTATGCGAAAAGCGTAGATGCAGAGAAAAAGACGGTCACCGCTTACGTCTCAACTTACGAGTGGGACAGGACAATGGAGAAATTCGCCCCTGGCGCGTGGGATTTGGAGAACTACAAGAAAAACCCCGTGATTTTGTGGGGCCACGATGGGTCAAAACCTCCGATCGGGCGGGCGATTGACATAAAAGAAGACGCCAACGGGTTGATTGCCGTGGCGGAATTTGACACTGAATCCGAGCGCGGGGCGGAGATCTTCGGGCTTTATGAGCGGGGGTTCCTGAACGCCTTCTCGGTGGGGTTCATCCCCAAGGCACAAGCCCTTGAGAATATCCCGGAGCAGGGGACAAAGGGGACCGTGTGGACAGAAGCTGAACTCCTCGAATTCTCCGCCGTGAGCATCCCGGCCAACCCCGGCGCCATGATTACGCGGGAAATCGCCGAAATGGCCATTAAATGCCTTGGTGACGCGTCCGTTACGAAAGGGGCCGACGGTGAGACCTTCCTGGTTAGCTCCCCGGAAATCAATTCAACGGTGGAAAAGGAGCCGGAAGAACGATTGGCGAAGTCTTTGGAGCAGATCATCACCCTCGCGCGCGTTGTGAAGGGGAGGCCGATCGACAAGTCAAAGCTTGCGCTTGTCGGCACGGCGACATCCCTGCTGAACGAAATCATCACCGACAACGACCAGGTCCCGGCGGAAGACATCGAGAAACTTCACAACGTGGTCAAAGAGTTGGCGCATGTGGTCGGATCACTTAACCCGGACTCGGAAGCGATTGTAAATAAGACGCTAGAAAACATCTCAAAGGCGCTCGGAAAATAAAAAAGATTTGACCGTCCGCCGGATAACCCGGCGCGGGGTAACGCCCGCTTAAGGACGTGGAAAAAAAATGTCTACCCAGATGGACGAAGTGATTAAATCGGTCCGCGACTTGGCCGAAGAAGTGAAGAAAGCGGGGGAACGGAATCAATCTCTCCCTGAAAAACTGATGGAAGGAATTAAAGGATTGGTTGCCAGCGCCCCGGCTCCGACTCCTCGCGCCGTTGAATTCGCTACTGGCGCCCCTGTGGAAGAACGGGCGGAATCCGAGATTATCGGTTCCATGCCCAAAGAACTTCGCCAGAACATCGACGAAATGGTGGTTGCCTCTAAAATCCTCGGGAAACCTGTGAATCACCTAAAATCCTGGGATACCTGGAAACGACGGGCCGGGACGTTCAAGAAAGCCCTCGACACCGCCACGGGAGCGCAAGGCGGAGACTGGGTTCCCACGAACTTCTCCAACGAACTGTTTGAATTGGTCCAGTTGGAAGCGAAAGTGCCCAACCTGTTCCGAACCATCGTGATGCCGTCCAACCCTTATAAATTGCCCGTTGGGTTGGCCCGTATCAGCACATTCAAGCAAGCGGAACAAACCGCCGACACTGGCCAAACGAAGATCAGCGTTGGTGACGGCTCCAACATTGGGAACAGCACGTTGACCGCCACGGGTCATGCGGCCCGCGTTCTCACCTCCGCCGAAGTGGACGAAGATGCTATCGTCCCGATCCTCCCTTGGTTGGTGCGCGACATTGCCAAAGGGATCGCGGAAGGCCGTGAAGACTTCATTCTCAACGGCGACAGCGCGGGAACTCACGAAGATTCCGACATCGGTGCGGGTTCTGCTGACTCTCGGCGACGCATTGCCCTTGGTTTGCGGGCTGCCTCGAACGACGGCGGCGCGACGTATAAGCTCGATATGGCGACGTTCAGCCTTGCCAACCTTCGAGCCCTCCGCGTGAAACTCGGGAAATACGGAGTTAATCCTGCTGACGTTGCCATCATCACTGGCCCGGTCGGATATTCCAAGCTTCTCGGATTGACAGAAGTCACGACCATGCAGAACTTCGGAACCGCGGCAACCGCGATCACCGGTTCTCTCGGTAACGTTGACGGTATGCCCGTGTTCGTGTCCGGGTTTGTGCGGGAAGACCTCAACGCCTCGAACCTCTACGACGGCGTGACGACAACCAAGACGGCTCTATACATGGTTTACCGTCCGGGTTGGGTCATCGGCGAACGACGCGCGGCAAATTCCGTGAAAATCCTTAATGAACTTTACGCGGAAAGCGACCAAGTTGCGTTGGTTGCAAAAGAGCGAGTGACGTTCAAGGACATCTACCCGACGGCCAGCAACAAGATCATCGGCGTGGGTTACAACATCGCTTAATAAAACGGCAAGCGGCGGGGGGGTGGGGCGACCCACTCCCCCGAGCGCGGGCCGGACGAGGTGACGAAATGAGAAAACTTAAACATGTAGGGCCAGGGTATCACGGCGGATCACCGGATGGGACGCTTGTTTATGCGCGAACCGGCGACATTGTCGAAGTGTGCGACGAAAAAGCCGATCAGTTATTTTCCGATTTTCCAAAGCAGTGGGAAGAAATCAAAGCGGCGGAGCCTGTGAAGGCCGAAGAAGTCAAAACGCGCGGTAAAAAATAAATGGCTCTCGATACTGTCAACGCCATTGTTTCTCTCGCCGAGGCAAAGGCGTTCCTGAAAATTACGGGCGCCGGGGACGATTCGATCATTGAATCGATGATTAACCGGGCCTCTATATGGGCGAACGACTACACTGGGCGTCTGCTTCTTTCCAGGACGAACACGGAATACTACGACGGCGACGGAACCGGGACGCTCATCCTCCGGCAGTATCCGGTTACTTCGATCACAAACATTTACGACGACGTTGACCGTGCGTTTGGATCAAATACGATCATCCCGGCGGCTGACATCGTGCTAAACCAGGAAAACGGGATCGTTCGACTGTTCAACGGGTCCGTGGCGTTCAATCCAGGGATGCTGAACGTTAAAGCGGTATACGTCGCTGGGTATGCCACGCCCCCGGAATCGCTCAAAGAAGCCGTTTTGGTTTGCGTTGGGAACTTCTACCGTCGCCAATACGCTGACCAGAAGTTTGGCATTGTATCGGAATCAACGGGGGATAGAACAACGTCCTACGCAAACGAAGACTTCCCGGCGCGGGCAAAGTCTCTTCTCAATCCATACCGATCCGAGCGAGTGTTCCTTGGCGTCTGAATTCGTCATTGAGGGGATCAAGGAGCTTGAGAAAATGGCCGGGAACTATGCCGGGGCGCTGAGGCTCATGCATGAACTTCTTTTTAAGGCTTGCCAAAAGTTTTCGCTTGAAAGCTCGGAATCGTCAAAGAGGAAATACCTTTCTGGTGGGGCTAGGGACACTCTAAAGGTCGTGACCGGCCGCCTTCGGTCAAGCATAACGCCCGAGGTCAAAGAATCCGGGGCGGACATTCTCGTTTCGCTCGGGACGGGCGTCCCTTACGGGGCGATTCACGAATACGGCGGGCCGATCTTGCGGAAGGGGAAGGTGGTCGGGCGGATGCCCCAGCGTTCTTTCTTGCGTCGGGCGTTTCTCGATAACATGGACGGATTCAAGGAAGACATCATGACCGTTATGACCGGGGCGGCAAAAAGCGGGTGGGATCGTGGCTGATTCTAAGCGAAAGCTCATCCTCCAATACCTCCGCGACACGCGCCTTCCGATTATCACGACGGCGGGCGGATATAACACAAACGTTGGACTTGTGAAGAGAGGGCTACAACCTCTAGACGCGCTTTCGGACTCTGACTTACCGGCCCTATTTGTTGGAAAGACCGTGGAGAAACGGGAGAACATCACCCGGAACCAATACAAAGCCATGATAACGGTCTTCATCGTTGGATATGTGAACAGCCCCGACGGTATATCAGATGTGCAGGGTGCGCTCGACGACATGATCTCCGACGTTACCCACGCACTGGAAACGGATCGGACGCTTGGCGGTAACGCGAAATGGTTGGAAGTGAAGAACGTTATCACGGACGACGGCGACCTAGCCCCACGGGCGGGGTTCGTGATGGAAGTCGAAATCGCTTACGTGACGGAAGGCGTGACACCGTGACAAGGAGTTTAAAACCATGATTAACGAATATAAAAATAAGGAAATGAAGAGCGGAGGGAAGGCAATGCGCTTGAAATGCATCCGTGAATGTTGGGCTCCGGGTCTTGGCGAATTCAAGACGGGGGAGATTTTGAGCGGCACCGATTTGGTTGAAAAACTGAAAGATAATCCAAACTTTATCGAATTCAAAGAGGAGGCTTAACCGTGGCACTGTATCCCATCGAAGCGCAAAGGTTCGGACTTAAAAAAGAGGCGGTGCGTGGCACGGCTGAAACGACCCCATCCAAGTGGTACCCCGTTCTCAAGGGGACGGAACTTAAATACGATTTGGCCCTCCTTGAAAACGACGTATTGAAGGGCGACCCCACCATGATGCCACCTATCGCCGGGGGAAAGACGGGCGCGGGGAAGATCAAACTTCCCTTAGACGCTCAATCGTGCGGTGAATTCTTCCGTTCCCTCCTTGGAGGAGTTTCGTCGGCTCAACAGGGCGGGACGATTGCCTATAAACACACCATCACGCTGAACGCGGGGTATCAAAAGCCGTCCTATACCCTCTTCCACGATTACGGGATCGACGTTAAAAAATACTCCCTTGGCGTTGTGAAAAAGGTGTCCATTGGGGGCGGGGTGGATTCACTCGGGACGTTTGAAGCGGATGTTCTGTTTAAGTCTGAAATTGCCGGTGCGTCCATCGGTTCTCCGGCGTTCCCGACACAGAAGTATCTGGCGTTCAACACCATGGACTTCAAAATTGCCGGAGTGTCGAACACCGACATCAAAGAATGGAACATCGAAATCGACAACGGGGCCTCGGGGTTGAAAACTCTAAATCTTTCCCAAGACGTGAGCGACATCGTGACCACAGGGAAAGTGGACATCAAGGGCGGCTTTACGATCTACTTCTCGACGGAAGCGGAGCGGACCAAGTTCCTGGCAAATACCGCCGTCGCCCTCCGTATGCTTGCCGTTGGTCCGCTTATCGCGTCCACGTATTACATGACGGTTGACGTGAACATCTACGAGGCGCATTACACCGCGTTCCCGTTTGGTGATGACTCCGGGCTTCTGGCCGCAAAGGTGGCGTTCACTGGGTATTACTCGGCCCCCGACTCGAAAGCAATTCAGATCGACGTGACCAACGCGGACACCGCCTACTAATGACCCCGAAAGAGATCATCGCGATGACTCCCTCCGACGCCGTTTCGCTCCATGCGCGCGGCGTCGGGGGGGATGACGTGGCGGTGTCCGATTACGTGAAGTGGGGTACATGGCGACGAATAAATTCCACCGAAGGATTAAGCCCAGCCGAAAAACTGAAGGCGTTCATCGCCTTTATTGAAAACACAGAATGCGTGGTGTCCCGTGGCTGACCAAAAGATTGAGCTCACAGTTCGTGTAAATTCAGAAACCGGAGGAATTGACATCCTCGGTTCCAAATTAAAAACCCTTGGAGATACGGCCAAGGGAACGGAAAGCTCATTTCTCGGGCTTTCTGGAACGTTTGCCGATCTTGCGAAACAATTCCTTCCATTCGTCACGGTTGTTGGCGGTGCTACTTTCGCAATTTCAAAGCTCACCGGGTTCGTCACTGACTCCATCAAAGAATCAGAGAGTTTCCGGGAGACGATAACGCGCATGAGGTCGGCCATTGAAACGACGGGCGGATCATGGGAGAAGAGCGGAAAAGCCATCGAGGATTGGGCGCAGTCAATTCAGTCATCAACAAGATTCAGTGACAATCAGGCACTTAAGTCACTGGATCGTCTAACGCGGGCAACAGGAAATGTACAAATTGCAATGGGTGCGGCGACATTGGCAATGGACATCCATGTTAAAACTGGGAAAGATTTAGAGAGTGTAACGGATCTTGTTACTCGTCTTCTTTTAAATCAAAACAGGGCTCTAAATAATGCGAAATTAGAATTCGGCAACGTAATAGATGGTGCAAAGAATTGGAAAGAAGTAATTGAAAAACTTTCCTTGGCGTATGGTGGAGCGGCCACTTCCGAACATTCACTAACTTCAGAATCCTCGAAATTGACACATGAAGTGGAGGATCTCCAAAAAAACGTAGGGAATATATTAAATCCCGTTCTGTTGTTGTTGGCTGAAGGGGCAAACACAGTATTTGGGTCTCTAGGAAAGGTTTGGGTGATTTTAAAAGAAATTGGGAAGCATGGGACGGTGGGAGCAATACTGAACTTTAAGGAAATACGGGCAGAGTTTGACTTGCTGGATGAAGCGGCCAGGAAGTTAAAAGAAAAAGCTGACGCTCTTAGAGCATCTGCTGGACGTATAAAAGGCCTTGGTAATTACACACCACCAAAGGCAGGAGATGAATCCGGCGGTGGAGGAGAGAGCCCAGAAGAAAAAAGGTTGCGCGAAAAGAAAGAGGCGGATGATAAGTTGGCCGCCATGGAGGATGACCTAAATATCCGCATGGCACAGTTGGGCGAAGATTCGCTACAGAAAAAGCTTTCCGTCATGCACGAAGAAGAGGCAGCGGAAATAAATAAAGTTAACCGCATGGCCAAAGGTGACGCCGATACAGAGAAAAAGAAACAGGCGACAATCGATCATATACGCGGGGTTTACAGGAAAAAAGAGGAAGTAGCGACGCAACAGGATGTAAAATTCAAGACGCAAATGGCACTTGATACGGCGTCAATCGCAATCAGCGCATTGCAGATGATCAACAACGCGAGCGAAATAAACTCAAAGAACGATGCCAGACGTGCGAAACTTCTTCTTGCGCTTCAACAGGCTATTACCATCGCAAACATTTGGGCGTCAAATACGAAACTCGGACCGTGGGGCGTCGCAAAGTCCATTGCCGAAACTGGCCTTGCCGTGGCGGCATTTGCAGTGCAGTCAAAGGCAATCGACAAAGCGCGGGCGACGAATAACCAGGAGATGACGGGATCTGCTATTTCTCAAGACATAGGGAATGGAGATGCTCTGACGGAAATACACGGAACGGGAGGAACCACAACGTCTGGCGGAATATCGTCCGGAATCTCAAGCGGTGGAAACAGTGGAGGAGGTGGCGGAGGGGCTGGAACAATTATAAACGTGGGCGGCGTGACGGTCCAGTTCACGGCGGATAGCGTTGACCTTTCATCGGTTGAGGTGGTGGCCCGGCGCCTGGGAGAGGAAGTCTTGCGCCGGACAACGGAAGGCGTTCACCTTGCCGTGGCGATACGAAACGTGGGCGAAGCAAACAAGAATTTGGCGATATAGGGGAGACCATGGCAGAGCCAAGAATTTATTCACGGAACTGGGTGGACGCGAACAGCGTCATAACTTCAACCCACGGGGGGACCACGGGCGCACTGTTTGACCGCGGGACCGCCGTCCAGTTCGTTACAACCGGGGCCAATAGTGACGCCACCACGTTCGAGGTGACCATCAGCTTTTACGACGGCGGGGTATCGCAAACGCGGTCCGTCGATTCCATGTTCCTTTTGAACCACAACCTAAAAACATGGACGCTCTACTATTGGAATGGTTCGTCCTGGGTGTCGGCGACGAGCCAAGCGGCGGACGCACAGGCAAGCCGGTATTCGGCTTTCACCTTGTTCTCGGCCTCTTCGGTCAAACTCTCTTGCACGGCCACACAGACGACGAACCAGGAAAAGGCCATTGGGGAGATCGTTCTTTGCGGTGTAGCCCTGGCCGCCGACGATTTGGCCTCTTACGACACGAAATGGCGGGAGAAAACGAAAGAGATCGTTCTTGGCGACGGGGCTATTCACAGGGTCATCACTCGGGCGGTGTCCGGACGGAATGGCCGCTATGAGGCGCGGTGTCGCTGGTCCTACCTATCCAAGGCCCAACGGGACAATTTTAAGGCCCTAAAAGAAGCTGGCCAGCCGTTCCTATGGCAACCGGAAAGCGTGAACGTGCCCGAAGAGGTTTATTACGTCCACTGGACGAACGCCTGGGACGATAAATACATGAACAATTTCAAGGGCGCGGGGTATGAAGTCGTCATGGACCTAAAGGAAGTATGAAAACAGTCTCCACCGCATTCAAGGACGCACAGAAGGCTCCCGCGGCTGTTTCCGTGCGCCGGGTGTCCTACAAGCGGCGGTATTGGGTGGAGGCATCGAAAGCCTACACATGGGAGGCGGCGTGGACCGTTCTACCCGAAAACGAGATAATTACAGTTTCGCCGATCACTGGAAAGCTGGACACCGACAAGCTGAACGAATTCAAAATATCGAACGTCAACCTTGTCTTGAAGAACGAGCGGCGGCAATGGAAGGCGGGGAAGCGGGGCGGGTATTTTGGCGTGACGGACACATACCCAGACGGCTTTGAGCCATATTGGACAAAGTTTAAGATTGAAAGCGGGTATGAAGTGTCCGGTGTCGCCACATATGTCCCACTGTTCGTTGGCGTGGCCACCGGGTTCAGCACGGCGGCGGCATCCGACACCGTACAAGTGGAGATCCAGGGGCTTGAGGCTCTATTAATTAATGCCAACGCGGAGAATGTGTCTACTCTCGTGACTCTCGAAAGCATGGGGACCGGGAATGGGAGCAACAAAGATTTTACAACAGTCCAACCGGGTGTCGGAATAATAAAGGAGGTCTCTCTTAACGGCATTGCCAAAAAGCCGGGGACCGATTACAGCATTTCGCAACTGAACGAGCCAACGCTCGGGGCGAAAATTTCATTCACTACGGCACCGGGGTCTGGCGTTGCCGTTAAAATCACTTACAGATACTGGAAGCAGGACGTTACCATGGAATCGCTTGTGAAGGATTTATTGACGGAAGCAGGGATTCCTT